AGGACTGGCCTGACTGACTTATCAACGCTTGTCGTCACGCCTTGGTAGTTCTCTTGTCCTACTTGTGTGTTTGCAGCAACATTTGTTCCACCACCCCCGAAGGGAATTAGACTGGATATGCCGCAACCAGATAATAATAAGGCTAATACTAACCATCTCATTTCTTGTTACCCATAGGCTTACCTGCCATGTAGGCTGTTGCACCCATATAAGCCGCCACAACACCTGTCTGAGCAATATAAAATAAGCCTAGTAGGTCAGCTAATGCAGACACTCTTGAATCAGACATGATAGGGGTAAATAGAAATATAGTAAATATGATCATCATACCCATAGCAACCCAAGCCATAAACTTCTGTGACTCTGCTTTTTCTTCACGTAACTCTATTTCGAGCATACGTTCTTTCATTGCTATTTCTTCGGCTGTAACAGTTCCATCACCGTCAATATCAAAGTCAACCACCATTATCGAGTCCTTCTGCTATGCGTCTGTTCGTAGTTATTATAACTATCTTACCTCTGTCATCGTAGACAAAGTATTTGTCACCGTGTTTTACTATCATTCTACTGTCAGATAGAGTATTAAACCAAGTATAAAAACACCAACAATAAAAGTAGCTATACCTGCTGTCCAGTTTATTATGGCCTCTATCATTTCAGCTTTACGATACTCTTGCTCTTTCTTTTCCTTACGTATCTTGGCTTCTGTAGCGACAAGGGAATCCCATGCCGATGGCCCATAAACGAAAGAAATATGAGATCGCAACTCTTCACGCATGGCATCTGCTTTACGCTTCGCATTCCAAACCTCAAGCGCCTCTGCTTCTACTGACCCACTCATAGATTTCCACCAAGGTGGGTTGTTAGCTTTCTTCTCTGCTTGCCCTAAGTCGGACATTGCGGCACCCCATTGAGACAACTGACCATGCATATCTTGCAGGTCTTTTCCCATCTGTATGCCCTTCTTGATGGCGTTGAAAGCAACTGTAGCACCACCAATAATAGTAACTGGGTCCATATGACTATCCTCGTTAGGTAGTCGGGCTATTTAGTTAGTGCATCGTCGAGTAAGATGATCTCAAGTTTCTGTACTTGTAGTGTTAGTTCATGTGTAGTGTTTATGTTCCACCCTAGCAAACCAACAAGGGCAGCAAACAGAACACCTACCAGTGCTTTATTATCCATTTGATCTCTCTAGCAACCTATCTAGTTTTGCGTCGAGTGCCTCAATCTTATCTATTACGTAAGTCATCTGGTCCTTTTGTTCCATCTTAGTTACGTACTCTTTTGCTATTTCTTCACGGGTTCTGTTTACAAGTATGTTAAGTCTATTTAATTCTACCATGCAACTACGGATGACCCAAGCGATAACACCTACGCCACCAGTAAGAATTGCGTTCCACAAAACCGTATCTTCTATCATTCTGGGTAGCTATCCCAGCTTAGTTGAAAGTGCGGCCCATCAGGGAAATTAGTCCAGTCAGCACCACAGGTAATGTCGATCTCTAGTTCCTCTGCTGCTGCTTTCATGGCATCAACAATAGGGTAGAAGTAGTCCCAGTCCCACGACACAGGGTAAGGTACTAGATCAACTGCATGACCTGTTAGGTGACGACTACGTAGTGTTGTAGACTTACCCTCTTTCAAGAGTTGTTTCTGACGTTCTATGTGTCGTATACCTTCCAGAACAGAGAAGTCTTGCTCTGATATTTCTATGGCTCGTTTTACAACAGCCACTAGGTCAGGATGAACACCTGATAGTTTCTGTAAGCTACGTGTCCCTAGTTTATACCCCATTAAGCTATCCTACATACTAAATTAGTGTTTGTGCTATAACCACGACCCATATAAATCCACGTTCCATAGTTTATTGTTTTCTGTGTGTAGTTGCCTGAAGAAACGTCCATGACAACAAAATTGTTACTTGACGCATCTATTACGTCAAACAATGCTGGGGAACCTCCCCAACCTCCCGAATACATAATTGTATATGACCCGACAGGAAATTGAGTTATACCTGATGTCGGAACTGAAACTAAATCTTCAGTCGCATCGTCAATAGCACCTTTAACTTGTGCAGGGGACACCAGACGTTTTTCAGTATTTGTACCTGTTACCCAAGTGGCATCCGAGTGGTCTCCCAGAACTCCAACTTTTGTGCCAGATGTGTTTGCTACCTCTGTGTCATCAAGTACGTGAACTAAGTTGTTTGTCTGATCTACATATAGAAGATTAATCCAATCATCATCTGCTTCATTACGCATCTTTAAGATGTTTGTATCAGTCTCATACCAAAACATATTGGCATAAGTTGTTGTAGGGGCCGAAGTCCCAGAGTTACAACTTGCTAAGGCTTGTAGTGCGTCATTAATGTCGGTCCTTGCACTAGAAGCCGTTTGGTTAGCGATTACAAAGTCATGTTGTGACATATGTTAATACTCCACTGTGGCACTTAGTGCCGATATTGACGGGCTTATTTTTGCATTAGTGTTAGACAATATTGCCCTAAACTCAATATATCGTCCAACAATTTCACCAGAAGCATCTACCCAAGTGGCACTAGATAGTCCACCTGTTGTAGTAGCTGCCCTTGCTTGTATCTGAACTGCGTAATCTGCAAAGTCTGCATCCTCGTCTGTCCAAGTGTCCCAATTATTAGGCCAAGTGTCCCAGTTATTAGGTATGTCGTCCCAGTTTACTTCACCACTTACAGCATCCTGATGTTTACGTGACACTGTAATAGAAGATGACAGCCTAACAGTACGTGAGGTTCCTACATCAAAGTATCCATCGCCATTATGGTAGAACTCATAAGTTCCTGTAGAACCTGCCGTAGCATAAGAAGTCATAAACAACTCGCCACCAGATACTGTAAGATTAGACTTAGAACCACTAAAAGCTGTACTTTCTGTATGGGTATCAGACTGACCAAGTTGAGGTAACTCAGACGATGAAATAACTGTAGATGCAGCAGATGTACTTTCGTTACCTGTTTTATCTACAGCCGATACAAAGAACTTACCAGCTAATGCAGGTTGAGTAATAGAGGTAGCAGGTCTAGCAATCTTTTCTACTTTTTCTAATACAGATGCATCACCAAAGTTAGCTGAACTGTTAGAAGAATAGTAAAGTTTGTAGTGCGACAAATCTAAGTCAGATACAGAGGGCCAAGTAAAAAAGGCTGTACCACCAGATAAACTATGCGACAAGCTAGATGGTGCAGAAGGTGGTGTTGTATCAGCAGTTACATTAAAGGTTGTTGTTACAGGATCACCTTTAAATCCTAAACCGTTTACAGGAGTTACCGACACTGTGTAGTTAATAGCAGACTCATTAATACTTGGGGTATCAATACCAACTATCTCAAACCTACCAACGTCCGTACCTTCGCCAACAAGAATTGACTGTCCCACAGACCTAAAGTTAGTATCTGAGGTTTTCTTGTATTTAACGATAACTGAGTCGATACGTTCAATAGAAGAACTTGTGATCTGAGCAACAAGCACGTTAATTACGTTTTCGTTGACCTCACGGTACTCTTGTGAAAGACTAACGCCAATAGTAGGTACATCATAGTAAGGTAGAAGTGTGGTATTATTAGATAATACAGTTTGTTCGTCAGCAACACTAAAACCAAAAGCGGCAGAACTGCTTTCACGTAAGTTCAAGTTTATCCTAAGATCGCCGTTATCAGGGTCAGGGTTAAGTCTCCAACCTATAACCTCAAAGGTTTTCTCTGAACCAGAACCCCAGCCATATCTCTCGTTACGGAACTTAATAAAATCACCAACCTCAACATCTAGGGCTTCCAAACCGAAGTCTGCTGACATGGAAATCTGTTCTCTACTACGGAACAACATCTGTTTTGCTAGTCTTTGTGCTGCTATACTGTTTGTAGTGTATGGCAACGGTAGGTCCATCGTAGTTTCTACGTTGTTATCATCTGATAGGAACACACTAGATGAAACAGGTGGGTAATCTCCACTAACCCAGTCGTTATCTTTGTCTATAAACGTACCAGTAACTTTGTTGAAATTATCCCTCATAGACGCTTTAGTTTGTAAACTAATGGGACTACGTAGGTCGTCAAGAGTGAGCGTCTTGGTAGGTGTAATAAACTCACCAGCGTATAGCTTCCAGTATCCCCCGCCCCAGAACAAAGACCCACCACAAGCAGCAACTAGGTCTGTAAGGACATCACCTATAGGTTGACTAAGGTCTACAACACCGTCTACTTGATATTGCGCAGAACCATCAGATAAAACGTCAGTTTCATCACAGACATCAGCAGCAGCCTCAAAACTTGTGTAATCAATTTGATCGTCGTTAAGTCC